TCTATCTGCGACATAACATATTCTTTTGATGGGTGATAGCTATACATACGTATCCAGTGACTCATCTCTAGTGCGTACAATTCTGTTGCAATGTCCTTATACTTTTCTCTAATTATATTATAGTCTCTTACTTTATCATATCTTTTAAGAGAAGTCAAGACCTTTGCAATATCTAAAGTCCAAGAAGAATATACATCTGGTAAATATATCGGGTCTATGTAATATATTGTCTTGTCATTGCACAAAATATTGTCTATACTGGCATCACCATGACAAAAACTTTTATTCCTGTTATAGAAATCAGAATACTCCTCCAGCTGATTTGCATATCTCTCATCGAGCTTTTTATCTCTTATTCTGTTGACATAGGTAGAAAAATCTGGTATATCATGGTGGTAATAGTTACTGTTACTTTGCAGCTGATTGGTAACGATATCAAGGTCAACATCTGTGTTGTGGATAATGTATTCCATTGATATTGTTTCACCCACAACCTTATAAATCTCTGGTGTTTTAAGTATACTACTTTTAGATATGTTATACCACTTTGCAGCATCGAGTGTATTGTCAGCGGTCTTATGAACAATATTACCCGACCTAAAAACATCTGCACCAGATAGTCCACCTGTCAGCTGCTCTATCTCTAACTCTGCAAAGTCCTCTGGTGTTATAGATTTATCATCTACATAGTATGTGCCTAGAGGTTTACCAAAAATAAGTTTATCATATGGAACTTTATGTTGAGCCATCCATTGTGTTATGATCCCCTCATATTTCTTTCTTGCATCATCTGGAGTCTTTGCAGATAAGCTACCTCTTGCAGTATGAAGATATATCTCCCATCCCTGATCATGCAAAGATATAAGTTTCTGTATGACAGGGCTATTGGGTGTTGCATTTTCCCAATCTCTATTATCACAGAAACTTATTGTGTCATCAATATCGCATACTATTCTTTTATTGTACATTTATGTATATCTATTTAAATAGTCCTCATTATTCATAGTCTTTATGCTATGACGATTTGGACATAGAGTTATCAAATTTTCTGGAGCCATATTCTCTCTGTCTCCATCAATATGATCTACTTGCAATATCTTCTGATATGCCAGTTCTCTTTCTGCTTTTGAGCCTTTAGTAGAATTTTCTACAAGGGCTTCATAACAGTTACACCCCTTAAACTCACACTTATCTTTTCTTGCATTTTTATATGCTAGATCACGTTCCTTACCAGAAACAGATGAATAACCACACTGCTCTCTGAAAACACTGATCAAACCTAACAAGAACCCTTTTGCATTTTCCACAAGAACATGACTGTCACGAACTTTAACATATGCTCCTGTGGCTAAACCACCGTTTGCAGCCAAACATTTCTTTGATGAAGTGTTGACTGCAAGATCAACCATTAACTTTCTCATCTCTGGATCATTAACCTGAGCAACCTCGTTTGCAAAAGAACCTCTCCAAACAAATTTGCATCTATCCATTCTTGATATCAACTGTCTAAGATTGTTGTCTACATCACCTTGATTTTTAACTACTGGCAAAATAGAAACAACACCTAAGTTAGTAATGTTGATTCCAACTGAACCAATATACATAACAGCAGCTGCAACATATTCTGAATTTTCATCATTCAACAACTTAACAGTCGCATCATTACTACCACCTGTTTTTGATTCGGAAGTCATGATGGCACATTTTCCAATATGATAAGGAAGGTCAACTCCATCATATTCAAAAGTTAAATCTTCATATTCCTTGGATAGCTCATCCCACTTTCTAGAAACATAATATGGATTGGGATATCTTGTTTGTTGCTCTGTTCCACACCTTATCATACCAGTAACTTTTGTTTCTGATAAATTTGGTAGACTTTCTGGAATATGCGTTATCTTAGATTTAAGATATTTTCCTATAGCATTTCTTCTAGCTATCTCTACGAAAAAACACCTAATTTGGTGGTCATATTCAGAGGGATCAAAAACAAATATTTTTGATTCAAAAAAAGGAAGTCTCCAATCTGACTTTTCCATATCTTTAGATATTACGGTATAGTGATCAGTTTCGTGTAGTTGAGAATATGTCGGTGTTCCTGTAAGACCAAACCACATATCATAATTTAATTCACGACATTTCCAATACCAAACAGCCTCATAATTAGTTCCAGTGTAACCAACATCGCCTTTATAGTTTTCTTGATCTGGGCAACCAAGACCACGATGAGCTTCATCAGTTATTAGCGCAGTAATCCTAAACTTCTTCAAAAATTTGTGTTGATCCTTTGTTGCCTTTTGAATAGAACAACAAACAATTTCCAATCCTCTACCCTTTATTTCTTTAGGGTCTTTGTATAAACCTGTCCAGTTTAAACCAACATTATCAAGAATATCCCACATACTATTATCTTCAAAGATGTTATTTAATTGTTCAAAAACATCTTGGTTAATTGTATCATCTGGTGAGGTAAAAACAAAAAGCTGACTTTTTCTTTCAACTTTGTTTTTTGCAAGACTAGCAATTCTCCAAAGAATGTCTATTATAAAGGTGGTGGTTTTACCCGAACCAGCCTCACAGACCATAACGGATTGTCTAGGATCAGGATTTGATAAACAAGTTTCAGAATATAACATTGCCGGTTCAACAATATGTTTGTACTGGTCTGCAAAAAGAGTCTTTATGGAACTTAATGGCAGAAAAGTTTCAACCATTTTAGGCATCAAGTAGTTCATTATATATATCCGCAAAAAATTAAAACGACTATTATAATATAGACTAGCTAAAGAGATTTGTCAAGGAAAAAATGCACTTTTTTTGATTTTTTTTACTTAAATTTTGCTTTGGCCATTATTTCGGTGAGACACGCCAGGGTATTGATTTCTTGATCGGCCGCAAATGCTCCTCTATATTGATACTCAGCCAATATAATGACAGCATGAGGTATAGAACTATGATCAAGGAAAGTATACAGGCTATCGTAAATACTCCGATAAAGGCGTACAGCATCCATGTCAAGATTGTTAACAACCCACTTTCTAACATGAGTGAACTCCTTTTCCTTCATGAACTTCATCAGTTCCTTAATATTTATCTCTGCCATGTCAACTAGGATACCAGCATCAATTCTACCAGAAGATGAATATCTTTGAAACTCGTTTAGAATACGCCTCCAATCTGGAAAGTGACGCTGTATTACCTCAACAAGAACCTTCTTGTCATACTCTACATTTTGTTCTTGTAATATATCCTCAACTCGTTTCATGAAATTTGTAGCAAGAGTTGGTTTCTCTTTTGCTTGAATTTTAAAATCGTAAGTTGGGCATCTTGATAACAATGCTGGGATTATCCTATTCTTATAATTACAAGTAAGAATAAATCCACAGTTATTATGAAACTCTTCTATAAATCCTCTCATTGCAGGCTGAGTTGATTGTGGATTAAGATAATCTGCCTCATCAATAATTAAATACTTTCGACCACCTTCAAGAGAAACAGTAGAAGCAAAGTTTTTCATTTTGGTTCGTAGAACATCTATATTAGATTCTTCCGAACCATTAATCATCATCCAAGTAGCACCAATATCTTCTACCATTGCTTTTGCAATTGTAGTTTTTCCTACGCCTGGTTTTCCAGACAAAGTAATATTTGGTACATTACCTTGATCCACAAACTCTTTAAAGGTATCTTTTAGAGTTTGTGGAAGTATACAATCATCAACAGTTTTGGGGCGATACTGTTCAACCCATAAGAATGTTTCCATTATACACCGTAGGACGACTCAGGTTCAAGAGCAATAAAATATCCTACAGGTAGTTTTTTATTCTGAAAGTGGCTAATTTTCTTTTCAGAAACTTCAACATCATAACATCCTGGCAACAATTTAAGATTCTCAACCTTAAACCAAAACTTGTAACTAGAATTTTCTGACTCTGCATCAAGTTCTGTAGAATAACTATTTGCAGTATCATTCTTTTTATCTGTTACACGTAGTTCACCAGACTCAAGAACCATATCGGGAGCGCCGATAACAGCTGCAGCTTTCTGAACATCAGATAGAATATTACTCTGTAGAGGAAAATTAACTTCCACAGAAGGCATACTTAATTCTTTACTTGGAGAAGTAACTACAGAAGGATCAGAAAAGAAGTATTTTAGTTTTCTTCCTTTTGATCCTGTTTCTCCCATAACAACAAAACCTTCTTCAAAAGTTAGTTCTGGTTTTGTGAAAAGAGACAGACAAGCAAGAAATTCATTTAAATCATAGATTGCAAAATCTTTCGGAAATTCCTCATCTACTTCAGCCTTTGCAACAATGTTTTTCATTGCACTCATAGTATTCAAAACCTTACCTTGTTTCACTAGAAGGTTCTGATTAATTGTCGAAAAGTTTTTAAGGATCGACACTGTTTGTTCACTTAGATTCATTATCTGTATTCTCCATATCATTAATGTGTAGTGCGATGATTCCGTAATGGATCACTTTCAGCAAATCACTCCGATCTTTGCCATTCTTTTTACCATACCGTTGTGCATACTTCAAGATATTACCAATACAGAAACCTTCACCATGTCCACCATCAATGATGAACTCTGTGGCTTGAAATCTGTTCTTACTGTAATGTTGATCGTATGTGGAGTCGATATATGCTTCCAACTCTATAAGAGCTTTATCTTCACTATATTTGTACATATTACCTATCATATAGAAAGAAGAGTACTTTGTCAAGTACCCTTCTATCTTTTTTTGTATTATTTGACTTCAATGAGTCGAGGCTTCTTTTCTTCTGGAACAATACGCTCAAGATCAATAGTGAGCATACCGTTTTCAAGTTTTGCACCGTTGACTACAATATCTTCAGCAAGTGTAAACTTACGGTCAAACTTGCGATAAGAAATTCCACGATGAAAAGTCCACTCATCAGTTTCATCTTTTTTATCAGATCGAACCGAAAGAGTATTTTCTGCCACCTCTATCTCAATGTCCTCTTTACTAAAACCAGCTAAGGCCATTTCGATAGTGTATGAATAGTCACCCCCTTTATGGATGTTGTAAGGTGGAAACCCAGTAGATTGGGCATTATTGTCCATATAACGATTTAGGTTATCGAAAACTCTGTCGAAGCCGACCGCATATGGTGTTAATTTGTGGAAATTATCGTGTAGTGTTAAAGTGTTTCTTACCATTTTTTATCTCCTTAAAAAGCAAGATTTATATCAAAGACCCTTTATGGCATCTTCTATATTATTTATAACGGGCGTAGGCATAAAAGTCAATGCACTTTGGAAAAAAATGGGGTGCCGAAGCACCCCAAGTTGAGAGAGAACTTTTAGAAAGCATCTTCCATTTCTGTTTCTACTTTTTCCTCAGAAGTTTCGGAATTTGA